TTTCAAGTGCCTTTGTAAGTTTATCAAAGTTACTTGATGATGATTTTAATGTTTCAAAATCCATATTTTCTCCTTATTATTTGTATTCGTTGTATTTGTGTTACCTGTATTATTCGGTATCATTATTATTTATACGAGATTTTGCCACCTTTGATGATCTTTTAATCTTCCATTCTCTTATCTTTTCACAAGTAGCAACAATCTTGTCTAAAATTCTATATATTAAACCGTCAAACATATTACCAATATATCACTTTTCAAGCATTTTGTCAAGCGTGGTAAAGTCTATGTACTTAACAATCTGTTGACCATAATGATTCTTACAATTCTCCCAATCTTTAACTGGTGTGCTGATAACATCTCTACAACTATCAGCTTGAGGATTTACTTTATAGAATTTTATATGAGGATTTTCTAAAAACAATATTCGCCATTGTTTAATCCAGTTTATACTCGGTGTTTTATGTGCTTCTTTCAATCCATAATGTTTTGTGTCTTTATACATATTATTGAGTTTGCCATCAAAACTCTCTAAATCGTGTCCTATCAAAAATACTTCTTCAGGTTTTTCATAATAACAAGCAGCATATCCCGATGTTGCACCGCAAGCCCAACCTCTATCTCTAGGTGACATAATTTCTTGTATTGTAGTAACCTTATCATCTTTTGTTACCCAACTTACATTTACTGATGTGTGATTAATATTTTTCTTTTCTCTTTCTTTATTCTTTTTTAATATCTCAACAATGCCTGCTAAGTTAGAACCGTGCATTACAAATTCTTCGCAATCGCCTTTTTCATTTGATTTTATAACTTCTTCTTTTTTAACTAAATCGTAGTCTTGGTCTGAATAATTTTTACCTGCCCACAATAAATTTTTATACATCATAGCAGGTATTCTATTCCAATCTCTAAACAATGTAGGATTATTCTGACAATAACCTGAATTATAAATCTCGTGCATTATACCAGCGTCAACAGCAGTTATATGATCTGGAGTAAAATCTCTATATAAAGCATTACAACCATATATCTTACCGTGAGGTCTTAATTTATTCAAATCAAAATCTTTTCTACTCTCACCATTACCTATACAAAATACTCTTTTAGTCATTTAAAAATAATTAATATTAAAATTAACCCTCTTTTTTTTATCTGTACAATTTGTACTATTATGTAAAATAGATGAATTAAAAAGTAATAGTCTATTTTCTACACTTTCTATTTTTTCACCTGTTTCTAATTGTGTGTAACCATTATTGCTGTTCACATAAAATATAGCACCTTTATGTGAAAATTTAAAATCTTGGTGTTGTTTATGTTCTACAAACTTATTAATATTTGTATATAAATTTGCTTTAATTCTGATAACTGCTTTTGCTTGAAGTTTTACTAAAACAGGAACAACTAATTCATAATAACTAGATTGTGGTTGACAATTATCGTACAAAGTATGTACAAAATAATAATCATCAGTTTTATCATTTTCAAAAGCAATTTCATCTGCATAGTACCAAGGAAAATCACCACCTAACATATTTAATTTTATTTTTTGAAAATCATCCTCTTTTAAAGCATTATCTATAATCTTAAAATTAGTCATTTACAAAAACCTCTTTTAAAATTAATTTACATTCTGTCATATTATAATTTACAAACGGTTTCATTCTGGTAATCGTATGTGCGATTTTAGGCCAGACAACCTTTTCTTCAATTTGTTTATTCCAATTCTTAACAAACGATAAGACTTGGTCAAGCACAATGATGGTTTGGAAAGACGCTCTCCTTTGAATAAGTAAACGTAAAAGTCGTGGATGTTGTCCGCCAAAACACTCAAAACCATCATTAAAATTAAGGCGCTTAGCATTAAAGTCATTGACAATATTAATACAATCGTTTCTAAAGTGGTATTTAAAATTGTCTTTGATTTTTCTATAATTGAGATACGTTTCTCTTCCGTCATTTTGTAATAAATTACCTACCCACTTCTTGTCATTCTCACAAAAATTAGCAACAAAAAAATCTAATATCTCATCTTTATTATATTTTGTGCTAAGTTTGTGAAAAAAATATCTATCATTTCTTTTTGTAAAAGTTTCTAATTTACAATTTACTTTACCATCATAGTCAAAATAATTATAGTTGGTAGTAAAATGTAATTTAACTGCCAGATAGACTTTAAATACATCAAACCCTCCATACATACTTATACAGGTAGCGTGCCACCCTTTTTCTCCTTAATCATTTTTAGATTGATTGCTTCTGACTTAATTTTTTCTTTCAATGATTTATTAATCATAGGATTTACGGTACCTAAATCAATATCATTACCTTTACAATAGTCAATAACGGCATCCATATAAGATATTCGTTTTTCTTTGACTATTGCCTCAATTTTTAGACTAAATTCTTTACTATTCATTCTCTCAATATATCACATTTCTTTTAAAAAGTAAAGTGTGATTACTCACGCTAGCTTTCATCACACATTGGTACCAACCTAACTTGTTAGGTATTCTGCAATACATATTCAGGTGCTGATACCGTATAAGGGTCATCATCATCTGAAAAATTGTTGAGACCTGGTTCTTCAAACCAATGTTCAACTACACCATCATTAATTGTGGCAGCATATCTCCAACTTCTCATACCAAAACCTTGTGCTGGTTTATTAACTAGCATTCCCATTGATCTGGTAAAAGTTCCACAACCATCAGGTATCATCTTCACATTTTTAATTTCTAAATCTCTTGCCCAAGCGTTCATTACAAAAGCGTCATTGACAGAAATACAATACACGTCATCAAAACCTTGTGCTTTGAATTTGTCATAAAGTTCGTCATATGTCGGTAATTGTTGACCTGAACAAGTTGGTGTAAATGCACCAGGCAAACTGAATAAGACAATTTTTTTATCTTTAAATAAGTCGTCTGTGGTTTTATCTACCCACGAACCACCTATAAAAGTACAACCGCCTTTTTCGTCTGTATCTCCAGTTCTAAATTTAAATTTGTGATCTATTAATTTCCACTTGTCCATTATATACTCCTATTATATAATGCCTGTTTCTGTTGCAAGGTACAGGCAAACCCCTAGGCATTAAGCTGCCATTGCAAAGTTATTGTTTGCATTTATAAGTTGACATTACGTTGTCAGCGATTAAACTCCAGTAACTTTTAGTAGCAGTCGAATCTAACTCACCCCCTCAAAGCACACATCAATGTGTTTTAAATTGGTGGAGGTGGTGGGTACTGCCCCCACGTCCTCACTAGTTATTGAATTACCTTCAACGTCTAATTCTTTATTAATTTACAAGTTTCTTTATCAGCTATAACACCGATTTCTTTATCGTAAATCCATATGTACGAATAGACAACTTTGTCATTTTTCTCTACACATTTTTTACCGAAAGAAACTCTAGGTTCAGTAATACTGCAAGCAGTTAAAAATAAACCTAAAAATAATATTGTTATATATTTCATTTTGCCTTTATAGTTCTTTTTCTTTTAAACCTTCGTTTATAACTAAATCAAAAGTTCTAAAAACAATACAAGTTTGTTCTGGATTTTCAGGTGTTGAAACACCAGCAAAAGTTTGCCCACTATCATTTAAGTAATATACAACTACGTAAACAATTCTACCGTCAGGTGAACCACCTTCTCGTCCTACACTCATATTGACAGGAATAAAGTTTTTATCGTTTGCCCACCTTTGTATTTCATCTGATTGTGAACATACAGCAGGTATTTGTTCCCACCAAAAATTGTATTTTTTTATATCTTCAGCAAATACTATACTTGTCCAAAACAATCCTAGTAGTGCTGTTAGTATTAGTCTTTTCATCTTATCCTTTTTTCTGATAAGATGGTTATTTTGAAGTCGCTATCTTATCTTTGTTAAGTTCTTCATAATATTTATAAAAGTCTTGTATCGCTTTGCCTAGCGACTCTTCGTAATCTTTTTTATCTTTCTTATAACAAGCAACAGAACCGTCTTCACCTGCAAGTAAAATAACTATTTGTTCTATGGGTTTACCGAATATCTCCTCATACATAATAGCATAGGCAGTAGTTTGTAAAAAGTAATTATCTATCCACGATTCATTTCTCTCTTTGTTTGCTGTTTTAAAATCTATAACTGACAACTTGCCATTGTATTCAGCAACGCAATCAACTTGACCTGCAACGGTCAATTTGTGTGAGTACATAATTGCTTCTAGTAAATGAATATTGTTAAT